GATATCTTGGAGGATGATAGCGTTGGGTAAATGGATCGATAGAACTGTAGCAAGAAGTTAGGGTGGATGTGAGCAAACTCATCCGCGAACAATAAGTGAATAGTAAAACCGATGGCTGCTGTTTTGGTAGTTGCCTGTGAGAAAAGACGGTTACCGTTGTCAAACTTCATTCCGGTTACGCCGCCATTGACAATACCTGGTTTCATAAAGTACGGCAGATTCTTGAGAATGATTTTAATCTTATCTACAATTTCCGATGTAGTTGCAAGTTTGTTAGCCACTACCATGACGTTACGGTCATAATGAAAACACAGGTACCATGCAATAAAAATGGAAGACGTTACGGTCTTTCCAATTTGTCGGCTAGCAAGCATTACACTAAAGCGGTTATCCTGAAAAGACTTAAGCATAGTCTTCTGATACGAACGCAGTTTGATACGACGTATACCCTCATCCGTCATAGAGAAGCAATACTTTTCACCAAAGTACACTACATCGGATGCGCACTTAGCCATTTCTTTGAGCTCTTCCTCAGTATACTCAAAGACTATGTCAGCAGCACGTGAATCTATTCGGCCTTCGTAAAAAGGAGAGTAGTCTGCAGCGATACCCATTTCAATGCGCTCAATTTGCTCATTGATTCTCTTGGTATTCCATATCTTACCTCTACTCGACATCTTCTATATTTTCGTTGTTAAGGTCTCCTGATGCACGGTGCTCAGGAACAGCCTCTCGCAAAGTTTCAATCAGTGCACGTGAACCTCGGAATTGTGTTGTGGATTGAACGTCCTCATAACTTTCCCCGATAGCTCCAGTAGGCTCTTCTGCCTTTTTAACACGGTAATCATCTTTGAGGTTTTTATAGTTTTGCTCCATCACAACCATAAACTGTGCTAAGTGTTTTACAATTTCCATCTTAGAACGTTGCAAGGATGCCAGTACCTCAAAAGTTCTTGGGTGAGTATTCCCATTGTCAATCTCTTCTAGCAACTTAATGATTGCATGCTCCGCAGTTTTCATTTGGAACAAAAGGTTTGACACTGTGATATGGTCTACCAGGTTCTTTTGTCGAATGTAAGGTATCTCCCTAATCATGTCCTTGTTGAGGTAAAACTCAGCAATTGAAGTCACGATTTTTTTGGCGCGTGTATCAGCGTCCTTTTTTACTACTTCGTAGTTTAGAAAGCCCGAGCTTCTTTGAGGGAGAACACTTTCAGCCTGCTGCACCAACCCTTTAATCTCTGTGAGATCTGTATCAATTAGTTTTTCCAGGTCATCACGCAGCTGCTTTTCACGTTTGCGTTCATCACTATCTTGTCTTGGCATAATTACTTACTTTTTGCTATAAACGGTAATCGAAGTCTTGGAATAGCATTGTCAATAATGACAGCAAACTGCGAATCCTGTACTATAGTTTGGTTTAGAACTATCATTTGTTTTTGTAAATCATTCTCGGTTTCTTCAAACAATCTGATGTTAGTATACACCATGTTTGCTCCGTGAATGCGGTACCTGTAATTGCTAGCAGACCTATCGTCTACCGTCGTTATCACAGATTTAGAGTATATATTCTCCAAGTCTGTGGTCTGTGCGGGAGTTGGAGAGGTTTCGCTCCATTTGCGCACCCATAAGTCCAATGAAATTTGTTGGTATGTATTGCTTACATTAAAGAAGAAGCCGTACCAACTATCCTCTACCAGGTTGTTTTGTAGTATAAAGATGATATCCTCATACGTTGATTTGAAAACGATGAACCTTCCTGCGTAAGAGGAGAGCTTCCAGCCGCTTTGTCCGTCCCAACCGTCCATAAAGATTTTTTCGTATGTAGGCTCTAAATGGTAGCCACTTGTAACTGACGTGCTAGCCCAGTTAGGGAAGTATGAGTCTAAGTACTGTATAATTTCGTTGCGAACTTCCATCACAATAGTAAAACCTCCAACAATTTGTGTACTTGAAACAAACGTTCCGTATAGTGTTAGTCCATTGAATCGGCTAACTTTTAGCAAGTCACCAGGTTGATAGTTGCGCTTAGGCAGTATAGAAAAACTTATCGGCGTGGTAGTTGCGCCAGGCGTGCCCTTAATGATGGAACCTTTAACGACATCTTTAGGAAGCGTAACTCTTGGTTTAATCTCTTTAAACCACCCACACAAAGCTCTGTTTGCTTCGGATGTACCAGGAAAGGTCGAAAAAGCTTTATACGTCACAGCAATAGGATTGTCTAGAACGTTAAAGATAGAGCGAAGGTCATATTGGCTTTCCGACAATATGTTACTCCAGTTCTTTAGCTGCTGTTCCACGATCACCAGGTCGTCGTTTATAGTTTGTCGTATTGGGTCATAATATCTCGAACCAATCTTTTGGTCGTACTGTTGGGGTTTTGTGTCTTGAATTTCTTCTTCACGAACCTCTTCGCCAAACTCTTCTTCAGTATCAGCAGTAAGAGAGTCAAACTGCTCACGCAAATCCGTAGGCTCGTAACGATTTGACTTTGGCGCGTATTTTTTCAAGGAAACTTTCCAGTACACCTCCTTCTGCATAATGTCACGGAAAAGGTACGAGCTTTCTACTTCGTAAATTCTGTCTGTTATTGGAAAGTAGACGATGTCATGTTGCTGCGGAGCGGTACCCACACCAAAAACACCTTCATAGTACTCCTTAACAATATGCACTTCAAAAGGCATTTCAAAATCTAGCCCAAATGGATTGAAGTTGATTTTGCTATCAGGAAACTCGTTGTTTGGAACAAGAACTTTTACACAGCATGGGTCATCCACGTCATAAAGTGTCCACTCATGCAGTACTACATCGCGGCCAACAGCCATAGGCACAGCACGTGCATACATCACGTCGTGGCCAAACATCTTATTTATTGTTGCACTCAGCTCTTTGTACAACACAACTGCTGGATTTACGTCGTAAGGTTTGAACGTAAAGTTTTCAATCTTTGTTAAATTGCTGATATTACCTCTATCACCAACTAGCATAGGAGGGTGATAGCCTAAATAAGGATCTAGAGCATCTTCTGTTTGCTCAAATTCTAACATTGCATCCTCAATGGTAATAGGGCCTCCGCCTATCAGAGTATACCGAAAGTCTACAAACAAGTCTTTGGTTGGGTCTAATATGATGCGCGTGAGATTTTCCGTGGTAAGGTCCATCCAGGACGCCTTCACTCGATTGTTAGTGCCCCATCTAAATTCTTTCTTTAGCTGACCGATTCCAGTGATAATTTCACTCCAACCTGTCATTTTGGTAACGTATCGAAAAGGCTTGTTTTGGGTTATCCTAACATATTCCCCAATGCTGGTAAGAGTCGTTGTGCAGCTCAATTGTGATATACTTTTCTTTATATATCACCGGTCTAGTTTTTAGACTATCTCATCAATGACGCCAAGTTTAAGAGCCTCATCAGCTGACATAAACCAATCAGTCTTGCGCTTATACACCTTTTCTAATTTGGATGGCGTAATCTTGGTCTTTGAGATTGTCATGTCCTCAATTTTTTTCTGTAGCCTTTTGGCCTCTTTAAGGTCATCTTCCATGTCTGCGACTTTTCCCCAAAACCCTGTAGATACTTGGTGGTACAGAGGAGTTGCGTGCTGATAACCAAATCTCTTATGCCCATGAATAAGAATGATAAATCCACAGCTCATTGCACAGCCGGTAACGTATGTATGCACTGGTGTTTGACTTTTTTCCATAACACCAATCAAACCAAAGCATTGGTAAACCGCACCACCATACGAATCAATGTAGATTTTAATTGGCTTCGGTGTATACACTATGTCATGAACAGCGTAAAGCTTCTTTAGGTAATCGTCAGACTCGTTGATCTCGATGATTTCTTTAGACAATTTATTCATGCTTTCCTGATTCACCTGGGAAGCAAGATACAAGTTTCTATCTTTTGGTTCGGGTATTGAAAATGTTGTTGCCATTATTGTTGTGTTAGTTGTTCAAAATCTTTTAGCTCTTTTTCCATGCTTTGTCCTAGCATCAGAATTGCAGTATCTAAGTCTCTTCTTGATATTTTGTATGTTTCGCAGTAAGAGCGCATTACTTCATCGCTCACAGGTTGAACAGCTTTCTTTTCAGCTTTAGCCTTTGCAGTCTTTACATACATCCAATTTGGGGTACGGTTATACTTTGCAGATAGCAGTGTTTGCCAAAAAGTAACTGCTTGCGCAGGATTTATCTTTATGTGATTAAAGTAGGATGCCTGCACTGGAAAAGCAATGCTGCATAGCCTATTTACCATGAAAAAATGTTTTGCTCTCTCATGCATCTTGGTTTTCTTAAACTCTTCTGGCTTAGAAACCATTCCGTTAATGAATTCAAATAAGTCGCTCATACCTAATTTATATTTTCCTGTTGTAAAAAGGTTTTGATGAGATCTCGCGCTATCACAGCCTTTTCAAAAAGTTCTTCATTTACATAGTACTCTAAAGCTATTTCAAGGCTATCTAATATCTCATCTCTGTGAATTGACACATCAGCGTAAGGCAGACTATCTCCAAAGCTTTCGTAAAAGTTAATGAGAATTTGTTCTTCTTTCTCTGTGTTAACCATTAATGCGTTTGCGCCTTCTAGCGTTAGGTCGTGCATTAAAGTCTTTCTTGACTCAGACCATTCAACGATTGCATCAGGGTCTGCTGCAATTACGATTGTTAGTGGTAGCGCGCTCATTACTTAAACTTTGAAAAGATATCCGCTTCAAAAGTTCTTCCGCCGCTAATAAAGCGAGTACCTTCAAGTAGGTAATTCATATCATAAGCTTTTGCGCTTAGCATTTTAGGGGAATCACCGCTATATGATGCAGCCCATGCCTCAATAATTTCGCTTGGGATAATTCGATGGTCTAAGTAAACCAATCTTAGATTTCTTTCCAGCCTTGGTCGAATTGCGTCAGCAGTAGTTGACTGTTTACAAACACTGTTTAGAGCGTTTGATATTTCCTGTGCTCGATGTGGAAGTTCAAAAACATCCTCGATAGGTTTCATCATTTGCATTACCTCGTATATTCGAGCGGCCTTTGCCGGCGTAACACGGAAAGTTTTTCCTTTGCTTTCCCACGTCCATATCGGAGGAACAGTATCTCCCGCATCGCCAATAATCACCTTTTCAAAGATAAGGTAAGCCTCGTCAATTTCCTCCACTGGAATGCTGTTAGCGGCTTCTGCAATAAGGTCTTTGCTGCGGTTCATAAAAGTACTAGCATCGAACAAATCATACTCTTCCTTTTTTAGCCACTCAGTAAACCCTTTAGGAGCTACAATCTTACGGCTTTTAGAGTTAGGGTTGTAAACCACTACATAGTTTTTGCCGTTGCAACGAACGCATTGTGTTAAGTCACGGTCACCGGTGATAATGATGCTGTCCTCTCCGTTTTTGTAGAGTTCGTCAGCCCAAAGATACATAAGGTCATCACCTTCAGCTCGTTCCTCCTTAGAAACGATAAAGCCTTTTTTCTTTAAGATGATAGCAAACTCATTCATAAGTTTGTAGAAGCTGTCCCAATCAATTGGTGAGTCGCCTTTATCACGATTTGTTTTGTAACCACCATCCTCAATTTCTACTTCCTTTCTCCAAGACTTGGAATCAATAGTAAAGATGATACGGCTTGGGTTTCCGAACGTGCGAATTGAGTGAGCCATGTCCGTGGCTATCTTGCGAATAAACATCTCCTGGTCCTGTCTGGACTCAAGAGTTTTTCCGCCATTTCCGCTATAGCCTCCAAAAATGAAGAGCGTTTTGTAAAAGAAATAGTTCCCGTCAAATATAAGGTTCATATTGTTATTTTTTGTATAGTATAAAATTAACCAAAAGTTTTTACATTTGAAACTTTTGGGCGCAAAAGATATTAACAATTAGTAGCCTAGCCCCTTAATTGCATCTTTTACGTTTCGCTCAAAGCTATTCATAAGTACTGAGAGCTCGTTGATTGCCGGAAGATTTCCCTGGAAGATAAATTTTCTTTGAAGTAGCCCTGTGCTATCGACTGCATACATGTATACACGTGGTCCTACCTTAACTACGTCAAATTTACGAGGATCCATTTGTGGATAGTTGCTCTTAATATACGCAACTACGTGACTAGTTCTGTGTATTCCCTGTGGATTCATTGGTATCTACTCCTTCAGTGTTTTCAATTTTGTTGTAAGTTTTCTTACTGCGAAAGTGTTTAGCAAAGTAAGAACCTTGAGATTCTGCGCCGCAGAAAGCTTGATACTCTTCTTCGGTTACGCCTTCATAGCTGTATGCTAGCTCGTTGCTAAATACCACGTATAGTGTTTGGTCATCCGGCGTGTACTCAGTCCACTTAATTAGTGAAGAGTCCCAGCTGCGGCATTCTGTTGTTGTTACTTTCATATTTAGGAATTCATAATGATTTGACATTCGTACACAGCAGCAACCATAGAAATTGCTGGGTCGATTACTGTTACTCTTTGTGATTGATAGTGTGCTGATTTGATAACCACCTGAGGAATTTTATGAGCAAGGTTTGGTTGATTTTCTCGAATATATTCCGGCAGTTCAGAGCCTAAAGACGCCAATACATCGTCTACTTTACTCCCATAATTAACCATCATAAACTTGTATGTTTCTGAAGGGTCGGCCTTTGGTGAACATACAAGTTCAAAGATGTCACGAAAGGAGTAGTTTAATTGCTTTACATCTTCTACTTTAATCTCGGTTACTCCTTGAATAATGAAGTTTTGTACCTTATTGAGTATCGAACGCATATCCGGAAAGTTACGTTTAACAAACTCAATAACCGCGTCTTTCTCGATAGTAATACCTGCGTTCTTTAAAATTGCCCATGTCCGTTTAATGAACTCCACCATTACTTCCTTCTCTTCCTCCTTGTTGATAAAGTCAAAGGAGATACAGGTAAACCTTGATTGTACCGGTTCTGGTACTTTGTTAATGTAATTACATGTTCCCACAAAACGAGCGGTTGCAGCAAATTTTTCAATAGTGGCGCGTAGGGCTTTGTAGAACTGGTCTGAAGCGCCATCCATCTCATCAAGGATGACCACCTTGTATTTTTCACCGCCATCTAATAATGATATGGTTGAGCACCAGTTAGTAATTTTTTCGCGAATAACGTCCACAGAACTTTCATCTGAGACGTTAATGTATAGGTATGGATAGTTTCCAGCTAAAACTTTAGCCAACGAAGTTTTTCCTAAACCCGGCGAACCGTAGAACAGGTAGTTTTGGTGCAGCGCGCCGTCAGCAATAGATTTGCGGATGCGGCTTGGGAGTATCATTTGCTCCAGGTTTTTTGGACGGTACTTCTCAGTAAAGAGTTCTTGTATCATATGTTGTTATTTCTTTAGCTTTTATATTCACAAAGTATACTTTAGTTCTTGGTTATACGGCATATTTACAATTTCCATTACTTTTGGGGCTCCTCTGCATTAAGCTTTTTATAGTACTCGATCTTACTTGTTTCGACCCTCCAGACTCTTTTTCTCAACTCTGTACTAGAGTAATCATGGTCACGTTTATTGTAAATGATTTCGATGCCGCGGTCTCTGCATATTTCCTTTGCAGTAAAGTCTCTTCCCATGTAATCGCTTCCAATAATACGTGCATTAATTGGATAAGACTTAAAGATTTCCTCTAGTTCAATCTCTGTAACATACGGTATGATCTCATCAACGTACTTTACAGCCTTTAACTGAGTGTATCTTTCAACTACAGATTGTATGGGTTTGTTTTTTTCGGGCCTATCTAGTGTTGGGTCTACTTGAAGAGCGCAGATAAGGTAATCGCAATGCTGCTTGCACTCTTCCAACATTAAGATATGACCTGTGTGCAGCAAATCAAAAGTACTGCAGGTAATACCAACTTTCATAAGATTTTTAGTGTTTATATACACCTAGCGGAATTTGGTTCCACCTAACCAATATGTAAGAGTCTTTTTGGTTCCGGAAACTACTGGTTCTGTGCTGTGTAGCAAGTATGAGGGATGAATAATGAAAGTACCCTGTGATCTTGGAACTGAATAGCCGTCCAACATATACGTTAGGTTTCCGCCTCGATAGTCGTCGCTGGAGCTTAGTTGAACTGTGACTGTTAGCTTTCTTCCCAGAAAAGGAGGAACATCGGCTATGTCAAGATGCCAACTGTGAAAGTCGCCTTCTCCATATTCACAGTACATAATGCGCTCCACCATATCAAGCGGCTCCATTTCAAAAGACTCGTCGTTGTACATATGTACTATGTCGTACAATCTACCGTACAACCAAGCGGTATTATCATTGAAAGGAATCCAGGCAAGTTTAAAGGACGCGACGTTATCATCCTTTTCACCGTAGTTCACAGTGGCTTCTGATGAGTGCAGAGCATCAATGATTTTTTCTATGCTAGTTATTTCCTCTTTGTCTAAAACATCTTCTATAATAAGAGGTGATGTTAGAAAGCCTACTTTTCCTTCAAGAGGGTTGCTATCAATAGCTATCATATTTTTAAGTTTACAGGGTTACATGCCTCCCATGCTCGCATTTTGCATTTGTTGAGCAAGCTTCATATCCTCTAAGTCTTGCTGCGCTTTATCTTTCGCAATACGTTCGTTAGATGCAATATCATCTTGTGAAAGCTTGAGGTATTTCTCAACCACAAATTTTGGCATAAAGTATGGAACATCCACGTCCATACCTGTGGCATCTTTCTTCTTATCCATGATACCCATCATTGATGTAGCAAAGTCAACACGCTTCTGCATAATGTCCATTTGCTTCATTTCTTCGAAGAGGTTATCTTTGTTGAATGTTAATGAAAGAGAAGCCTTAAAAAGCTCGTCTTCTGCCAACTCAGGGTACTTTAGACCCATTTGTATGTACAAAGGCTTAAGAATGATTTCCTGGAAGATGGAGCGTAGACGAACAATAAACTTAAAGAAGCGGATCTCTTCACGGTCGATTCCGTCTGCACTCATAGTATATTGGCCTCCACCGCCACCGCCCATTTGCTTATCAAAGCGTGATGAAGGTATTTTGGAGTCCTCGATGATTTTGTTCTTAAAGTAACTTAGAGCTTCAGTATCGCTAAGGTCAAAGCCTTCGCCTCCCATTACTGAGATATCCGGAGACTCACCATTTTTTGATGGGAAAAGATAGTTTTTGTAAAACTGCATAGCCGGTGCACCGTTAATACTAAGTTCACCAGAATCCTGATCTAGGTTGATATCCTCTTTATAGATGTTTATCATCTCGGCTAAAGATTCTTTAGCCTTTTGTGGAGACTTGGTACCGATTGGAACTACCATCTTGAGACGGAAAGAGGAGTTCATAATGTTCCAAATGATACGGCTATTTTCCATGATACGTAATAGGTTGAAAGAACGAACCATGCGCTCCACGTAGGATACACGGCCAGTAAAGTTTCCTTTGGCGTATGATATGTAAATAATCTGCGAATCCAAAAGAACACGCTTCATTGAAGGAACATCTTCGTATTGTACCCAGATTTTTTTGTATGTGCCATCGCTCGTCTTTTCAACACCTGGTCTAAGCGATATTGGGTCCAGCTCTTTAAACCCAACTATGTTTTTTCCGTCCGGGTCATAAATAATCTCGAATGCAATGAAGCCGTCAATTAGTAACTGACGAAAGTAAGCCCATGCATCGTGCCCTTCAGAGAAGTGAAAGTGGCTATAAATTTTCTTGAATTGTTGATTGATTTCTACCGTTATCTCATCTTGTCTTTCAGGTGAAATAATTTCCCTAACGCGTGATACGTCGGCGGTGCAAAAGTAGTTTGAATCGTCATATACCACAGCTTCATCGGCTATGGTATCGATGATGAACTCTATTTCTGGGTTCATTGCAAACTTTCTTAGATAGTCTCTTCGTGCCTTATAGTCCTTGTCAAAAAATGCAATAAACTTTTTCTGACCTACATCGGCCAAGGCCAAAGAATATAGGAATTCTTCTGGTAAGTAACCCTGGTTTCCAAACTCCGCTTCGGTTACACCGACAGCACGAGATTGTTTGACGACCATATCGTCGTATCGCATTCCCAGGTTAGCTAAGTTCTTAAGCCCCTTGGAAAGCTGACCAAATATAGGGTTCACCCCGATTCTATCTATAAATCCTGCCATAGTTTGTTATTTTGTATATATCTAGCCGCCAGGCTTGGTATATTTCTTCTGTGATTGTTTTGCTTTTTGCTCATTAGGAACCTTCTTAATCATCTTAGGTTGTTCTTTCTGGTACAGCGACCAAACTTCTTGTGGGCTCTTGCCTTTAAACTCTTTTGGAATAATGTAAGGCAGCATTTCATAGTCCTCGGTTTCTACTAGTACCGGCTGCTTAATGCGGCCAATAATGTAATTTCTAAACGCAAAGGAATATGCTATTTTTCCACCCTGACCAAAAATTTTGTAAGTCTTAAACCAGTCTGTTAGCGTTTGCCAAGCAAGTCTGTA